TCCAGCTGGAAAAAACAGTGACCTGCGTATTTGTGGATTAGATTCTCTGCAATACAGTTGGTATAAAGCACGATTGATGGCTTCTGTGTCGTCTGTAACACCATCACCTACTGCACCAAAATCTAACACGCTGGCAAATTGATCTAACCATTGTTGTAAATTCAAAGTAACCGGGCTGCCTGAGGTAGCACCAGTTTGTACTGTGTATCCAGCAGCGGTACCTTTGTATGTATAAGCACCGGCGACTAACAGTAGATCACTAAATTCAGTGAGTACCTCTGTGTTGCCAATTACTGGGGCACCTTCTTGCAAGGTACCATTGCCAATGTACAGTTGACGTGAGTCTGTAGCCCAGCCCAATTCTGCGCCGGCCAATTGCGGCAGATTTTCTGATAGACCTTTGCGGTTTGTTATTCGTGATACTTGAACTATTGCCATGGGAGTCCTAATTCTGTGGTGTATTTAGCCAGAATTGGTCAGGCAGTCTAGATGTACTTGGTATAGTATTCTTCTACTTTGCGCCACCACTGATCACGATATCGATCGTATTCTGTTCCCTCTAGCACAAACTCTTGATATTGAGGCTTTGAAATAAGATTATGATCGGCATCAAGATCAGGCTTGACACACATTAAAATTACGCCTTTACGTATCCGTGTGCCATGCAGTTCATTGTGTGCTTCTGCATAGGCACATAACTGCACAAAATAATCATCAATCCATTCACGTTTTTTAGGCTTGTTGGTCTGCTTGTAATCCAAGATTGATTCTTCATTTAAGTGTAGTCCTGCACCATCTGTGGTGCCTGCGTAGATTTTTGGAAAGTACAACGGAACTTCTATGCCCCAAAATTCAGTTACATTTTTTAATCCATTGGCAATCACAGTCCGGGCCATTTCGTGACTTGACCAACTGAATGGATTTGTGCCACGATCTTTAATCGCACCTGTTTTCACGTAGTCCTCAAGATAGGTGTGCATCCTGGTACCACGATTGGCAGCTTCTGTAGTGATCTGTTGTGCTTTTTCTGCGCCCACAGCACGTCGCCAATTGTGTAAGGCTGCTTTACTGGCTTCACTCTTGGTCTTGTCTAATATTGTGGTCACTGATGGTAAGTTGTTGCCATCGGGTGTGGAATAAAATCTCTTGCCTTCTATGGTGACTCTAGGTATGGGTTGATAATTAAATTTTGGATTGTACAAGTTAAACTCTAAAACTTTCTCCGCAACCGCAGCGATCACGTTCATTTGGGTTGTTGAACTGAAATCCTTCATTGAGCCCTTGTCTAGTGTAGTCTACTTCGAGTCCTTGCAGATATGCACAGCTTTTGGGATCAACAAACAATTTACAGTTGTTGCAATCGATACAGATATCTTCCGATTGTATAGTGTCTACGTATTCTAACACATAAGCAAGCCCAGAGCAACCTGTTGTTTTGACTCCCACACGGATACCAATTCCGCGACCACGACGTTGGATAGTTTGAGTTATTTTTCGAGCAGCAGTTTCAGTCAATGAAATCATAGGACCGATCATAAAGTTGTTGCCAATTGTGTTCTAGATTGGGTTTGTTCAAGAGGAAAATATCATGTAGATCTACCATGTTTAAATCAAATAAATTTTTCAAACACTCAAGATATTTGCACCATCTGGTAGAATCATTGGCAATTGAATCCCAAGATAAATCTATGCCATCCCACAGTTTCCACCCGTCTTGTCGAAGTGTTTGATAATAATTTTGTGGCCCAAAATTCAGAACCAGTCTACCTTGGATCATATGATCGTAAGTCTTTTCACTGATCACAATACCGCCGCCGGTAAGACATTGACTTTCAATTTGACAACTTACATAACTGTTATCATAATAGTGTCTGGCCACTGGTACATTTTGTCTGTGACCGATACCATCATCGTTGGGTGAATCAGTTTCTAAATATTTGTTTTCACTTTTATTACTATAAAATCCAGAATATTGTTTTAAAAAATTCAGTAAGTCTATTCTATTAAATGGACTATTGAGCAAGGAATAATTGCTCACTGGTGCCAAATATTGATGTGATCGAGGTTGCCACTGTAATGCGTGATGCCCGCATGGGATTCCGTTGTTTTTCCATTTAAATTGCCATGGACCGTTGAGATGTATGGACTTGCATCTATTCCACATGAAATCATAATGAACCGATGGTAAATTAGTAATCTTAAGTTTGTTTAATGTGATCCATTGGGTTGGACATTTTTCTGATGTTTTTCTAATTGTGTTGACCCAATTAGTGGATAACATACTGCTCGCATGAAAAATATCAAAAAATACAATCAGTTCAGCATTTTTATCTATTAAACTGTTAATTAAAGATTCACTGTGATCTTTAGTCAAATTCACCCAGTATTCTTTGCTGTCTGGATTGTACAACAATTGCTGTCTAGATAAAAACGTACCACTGATATTATTGTCGATAGGATCAGCAAAATTTATCAATCGCATGTTAATGTCGTTGTTGATAATCTGCTACCGCGGCTTTGATCGCATCTTCTGCAAGTATCGAACAATGAATTTTAACTGGGGGGAGGGCAAGCTCGCTAGCAATTTCACTATTCGTAATCGTTGCCGCTTGGGCAAGTGTCCGTCCTTTGACCCATTCAGTAACCAGCGAACTTGACGCAATCGCGCTTCCGCATCCGTAAGTTTTAAATCGGGCATCTGTGATGATTCCATCTTTTACCTTGATCTGAAGTTTCATCACATCACCGCAAGCAGGTGCTCCAACCATGCCTGTGCCAATGTCAGTGTCGTCCTTGGAGAACGAACCTACATTCCGTGGGTTTTCATAATGATCAATCAATTGTGTTGAATATGCCATGAGTTTTCCTTACAATATTATTGTAAGGTATTTACCCAACTTTGTCAACAATGCAGAGTTAAACGCCGCGATTTTTGTTCAGTGCGGATTGTGCGGCTGCTGCCACAATGTCTTGTGCTTGATTCACTGGCATGGCCACAGGACCCGGTTCTTCGTTGCCTTTGAATGTGAGTATGGTGGCGTCGGGTTCCATAGGGTTGAATATACCATCCAATGGGGGTTGGCCAACCAATGATTGTAAGGTATCTGGGTTGATATCTATTCCCAGACTTTGAGCTCGCTGAATAAATGTTGCTACTGGAATTTGCTTTATAGCAGAAGTATCTTTAACACGACCAGCAGCAAACTGGGCTAACGCCATAAGTCTGTCTGCTGTGTTGTCGGCTTCTACTTCATTGATTCGCATTATCTACGCCCACGGCCTAAGGCTGCTGCTGGTGCCACTGCACCCGGTTCTTCAGGCACAGGTAATTCTGGTGCCACTTCAATGTCGCCTTCGGGCGGCGGGCCTGCTAGTCCCATGTCACCGCCAGGTGATGTCATACCCATGTCTGCACCAGGGGTAGGTGCTTGACCAGTGACCACACCCAATGCTTGTTCCAGTTGTTGCTTGCTAGCCTGCAAGTTCTGTACCAGGCCGCTGAGAGCCGCTTGTGCATCATTATTGAATTGTGCTGCTGGACCTTCTCCGAGCGTTGGTTGATTCTTGATCGAATCGACTAGAGCTGGCAATTCTTTAAACTGCATCTCGGTGCTGTCTTCAATCATGCTTTGCATCTTGTCTACCATGTCTTGTGCAGCCAACACCACCTGAGCTTGTTGTACTTCACCTTCGCTAAGGTAGTAACCATTGGCTCGAGCACGGCGATGCCATTCTTGCACTGTGGTAGTGGTATTCACACTGTTGAGTTGATTCTGAAGATCCACTACTTGTTTTTTAGCAGCAGTAAGATCAGTTTCAATTTGTTTCTTCTGATCCATTTTTTGTTTCACAGCCATGGCAGCAGCCTGTTGAGGATTTACTCCAGGAGCAGCGACCGGTGCAGCAGCCATTTCATCTTCGTAGATTTTTTCAGCCAATGCTTGTTCCATCATCATGAGCTTGAGATACGCAGGATTCTTTTCGCTGTTGTGGCGAGCCGATGTTGCACGTACTTCATTCAGGGTACCACGTACTTTACGGTACATGCTGTGCAGCTGATTGCGATTCATCGAATCAAATGGTATGCGTTGGTCAAAATGACTTTCAAATACCTTAGCGATTTGTTGTGTAGGGCGTGTTACGGCCAGTTCGTTTAGTTTCATCTGAGTTTCCTCGTAGTTGCCAGTATTTAGCCAAATTTATACA